TGTCCGACATGTCGAAGCGGATGTCTTGCCGCAGCCCGATGATCAGCTTCGTCCAGTCGCCGACGATCGCGTCGCCCTTCGTGTCGTCCCAGGTCGGGGCGACCTCGACGTCGAGGCCGTAGAGCGTGGCCTGCGGCTGCGTCTCGGGCGTGACCATCAGCTCGCGGTAGGCCTGGCGCAGCGCGGTGCCGATCGCGGTGCTCGAGGCGATCCCGTTCGGGATCAGGCCCTGTCCCTCGATCTGTGCCATGCCCTTGTCGATCGCGTCGAGCGCGTCGGTGCCGGTGACGATCGCGCCGCCGCTGACGCCGTTCGGCGGGAACGTGGCGGGCTCGCCGTTGCCGAACAGCAGCGCGTCGTCGATCACCTGCGCCATCGACGAGGCGACCAGCGGGCGGACCTGGTCCCAGACCGGGAAGCCGGCGTCGTCGACGAAGGCGGCGGGGATCGCCAGCGCGCAGGCGAGCTCCTCGGGGACGATCTGCTGGCTCGACCATTCGATCTTCGTGGCCGGCTTGCGGCCGCCGAAGCGCGGGTTGACCCAGCCGGCCGCCGGCAGCGCCGAGACGACCGGGAACTGCTGCAGCCCTTCGGGCATGCGGATGACGGTGCCGAGCGCGAGCGCGGCGCTCTCGACGGTGACGACGTCGAGCAGCTGGTTCGAGACGGCCTGCGGAATCAGGCTGTCGTAATCGGTTGCCACGGGACACCTCCCTGGTGAGGTCGAAGGGTTCGACTTCGGGGTTAGGCGTCCCGCCACCGGCGGGATGACCGGCGAGCCACCGGCTCGCTGATGCCCTACGCCGCCGAGGTTAGCGCGGCGACAGGCGTGCGTCTAGCGTCGGCTGCGTCCTGCGGCCTTGCGCATCCAGGCGTTGCCGTCCTGGTCGGCGCTCGTTCCGCCGCCGGCCCTCGAGCGTGCTCCCTGCGAGCTGCGGGGGACGCCGCGGGTCGGCGTCGGCCCGTCGCCGTTCGTGCCGGCGAGGTAGGGCTTGTCGTCGACCAGCTTGTCGATCGCCTTGCCGAGCTCGCGCTCGCGCTCGCGCTCGTCGTCGAGCTCGAGCAGCGCGGCGACGTCGAGGTAGCGGATCGCGTCGGCCGGGTCCTGCAGCTTGCCGGCCGCGGCCGCGCGGATCTCCGCTTCGAGCGTGCGCCGCCCGTAGGCCTCTTCGGCGGCCTGCCGGCCGCGGGCCTCGGCCTCGGCGACGGCGCGCTCCTGGTCGTCGAGGCCGGCGCGCTTGAGCTCGTCGCGTTCGCGCTCGACGTCGCGCAGCCGCCGGCGGTAGTCGCCGGCTTCGCTCTGGAGGCCGAGCATCCGGCGGAACGCGCCGGCCGGGTCCTTGCGGATCTCGTCGATCGCGCGCTCGTCGTCGCCTTGCTGCTGGTCATCGTCCTGGCGCCGGTCGTCGCGGTCGTCCTGCTGCTGGTCGTCGTTCTGCTGCTGCTGCTGCTGCTGGTCGTCGTTCTGCTGCTGCTGGTCGTCGGCCATCGGCCCTCCTTAGAACGGGATGTCGGAGTCGTCGAAGCGTGCGGGCTCGCGCTCCCCGAGGTCGGGCTCGGCGCCACAGCGGTCGCCGTCGTGAAACGGGATGTCCTCGGGCGAGTCGTAGACGTTGTCGGCGATGTCGGCGCACCAGTCGCACGCCTCCGGGCTGAGCGCCTTGCGCCAGCCGGTCACCTGGAGGTCGGCGGCGTCGGCGCCCTCGCTCGAGCCGACCCGCATCGCCGCCTGCAAGTCGCCGCCCGAGAGCTGCCGGGCGTAGCCGGTCGCGCCGGCGAGCGCCTCACGCGTCGTCGCGCCCTCGGCGGCCAGATGTCGAGCGCGGAGCACCGGCGCGACGAGCGACCGGCTGTCAGCGGCGACCAGGACGCCGCTCCGCGCGAGCGCCAGGTCGACGTTGACGGGGCGAGCTCCTACTCGGCGGCGGCTGCCGGCGAGCAGGGTCGTGTAGGCGGCCGCGGTGTCGGCGGCGACGCGCTGGCCGCCGAGCACGGTCGGGTAGGCGCCGGCGACGTAGCGGTCGATCGATTCCTGCTCGAGGTCGGGCAGCGCTCGGAGCATGAACGCGAGCCGGTCGCCGGTCACGACTCGGATCGCCGACTGCCGGGCGAGGTGTCGCCGGTCGACGAGCGCGCGGGTCGCTGGCATCAGGCCGGAGGCGTCGGCGCCGCGGCCGCGGTAGCCGCAGCGACGGCGGCGGCCTCGCGGATCGCCTGCGCGTCGGCCTCGACTCGCATGCGGGCGATCGCCTGCGGCGAGTAGCCGAGGAACGCCCACACGGCCTCGGTCGGCACGCCGACCGCCTGCAGCTTCGTCGCGGCGTCGGCGATCACCGCCGGGTTGCGCCGCTCGGGCGTGTGCCAGAGGATCTCGAGCTCGCGGTCGCCGGCGAGCTCGTCGTCGCCGCTCGCCCGGGCGGCAAGCCGCACAACGTTCTCCCACGACTCGCCGTAGCTCCGCTGCCGGTCGAGGCACTTCGTCAGCAGGCCCGTCTCGCTGGTGATCAGCGACTCGCTCGAGGGCGGGTTCGCCAGGTCCGACTGGACGAGGTAGTAGCTCGGCACGCGGCTGATCGCGGCGAGCTCGGCGACCTCGTCGTCGATCGCGCGCAGGTACTGGCCGATGTCGCCCTGCGGGAAGGCGCCCATCTTGGCGTCGCTGTTCGTGACGACCCAGGTGCGCATCGGGCCCGGCTTGAAGGGGTTGATCGGCTGGCCGTCCTCGTCGCGCTTGACCTCGAGGCCGGTGATCCACTTCTGCGGGAAGGTCACGCTGTAGGCGCCGATCAGCTTCGCGAGCTCGAGCTCCTGGATCCGCTCCATGATCGGGATCAGCTCGTCGAGCTCCGAGAGGCCGGCGGTCGCCGTCGTCGGCCGGTTCTCGAACGGGACGATGCCGACCGCGCCGGCCTCGTTCGGGACGACGGCGAGGTCGTCCCAGGCGGCGCGTGATCCGTCGACCAGCGGCGAGCGGCGCCGGTCGCGGTAGCGGGCGGTCCAGGTCGCGGTCAGCTCGGGCGTGTAGACGTCGGCGAGCCAGTCGCCGCCTCCGAGCGGCATCACCTTGATCGCCGCTGCGGTCACGCGGCGGTCGCCGGGCACGGTCATGTGCGCGACCTCGAGCGCCGTCTCGGGCGTGATCGTGACGTCCTCGCCGGTGCCGGCGATGCTGACGTAGCTGACGCCGACGATCAGCGCTTCGGTGTGCACGTCGCGCTGGTCCGAGTCGATCCGGTTGTCCTGCAGCAGCTTCCAGCCGCGGGCGTCGGCCTGCTCGCCGGTGGTCGACTGGACGCCCTGGACGACGAGCCGCTCGGCGATCGCGTCGACGACGAGCCGGGCCCAGGCGCCGCGCGCCTGCCGGCGCATCCGTTCGAAGGCGGGCGCGTAGTCGGCGGCGCTCGGCATCGCCGGCGGCGCCTGCCGGCAGCGGTACCAGGCGTAGAACTCCTCGGCGACGTCGCGCTGCACGCGCAGCTTCTCGAGCAGCTCGTCGCGGAGCTCGGTGAGGGTGTCCTCGTCGACGATGTCGGCGGTGTCGACGACGTCGATCGTGTCGTCGGCGCCGGCGGGGTCAAGGCCGAGCGCGCTCACTCCGGTGAAGTGTAGGGCGAACGAGGCGAGGCGCCAATCGGCGCCTCGCAGGAGGGATCGTGCCGGGTCGGGCCTAGTCGTCGCCGGCGACGGGTGCCTTCACGCTCTGCCCGATCAGGGGATTCCCCACAGTTCGGCCGCGGGCTCGGCGTACTCGGGCGGTGTCGCCTCGGGGTCGTCGTAGGCGACCTGCACTGCAGCCTTCAGTGCCTCGTAGACGTCCTCGCTGACGGAGAGGATCACCTCGCGGCCGCGGCCGGCGGTGTGTCGGCGCCTGACGGAGATCATCGCCGCACCTCGAGCGTGAGCCGTAGCTGGCCGCCGTCCGCCGTCGCGTCGACGGAGAAGCTGCACGCTCTCGCGCGGGCGAACGTCGGTCCGATCAGGCGGCGAGTCGGTAGGCCGGTCGAGCGGTAGGTCGCTCGCGTCGTGCGAGAGACGGTGCGCCCGGGCCCGTTGCAGATCGCGTGCGTGCGTGTCTCGACCCGCTTCCCCTTGGTCGCGCGCAAGGTGACGCGGCCATGGCGGACGTCGATGGTGCCGCCGTAGAAGACGTGCGCGGAGGTGAAGTCGGGGCCGGTGTCGGAGGCGCGGTCGACGGTGCGCCAGCCGCCGGCGGCCGCCGCCGTGGTCGTACCGGCGGCGGCGGCCAGGACGGCCGCGGCGAGCAGCAGGCCGCGCTTCACGATGCGGCCTTGACCGGGCGCAGCTTGAACTCGCCCGGGTTCTTCGTGCGCACGACCGCGCCGGTCGGCTTCTTCGCCTGCGTGTAGAGCCAGGCGCCGAGGGTCGCCTCGGGCGTCTTGCCGGCCATCGCCGGCTTGACCAGCTTGACGGCCTCGCTGGTGATGTCCTTCGCCTTGCGCGGCTTGCCGTCGGCGAGGACGTGGAGGATCGCTTGCGAGCCGGTGACTCGCTTCGCGGTCTTGCTAGGCATCGGTCGTCCTTTCGTCGTGCCGGCCGCTTGTCGGCCGGTCGCACAACACGAGTAGCCGCACCGCTCGCGGGCAGCAAGCGGGGTCGGATAAGAAACTGTAAACCCTGCGACCATTTTGTAGCCGGGCGGCTACTATGTAGACATGAACGCAGCGCCCTCTACTGAAAGGAACCCCCTGATGAAGCGCTACGAGTTTTCCGCTGTCGTGTCCGACTCGGTGTTCGGGTCGGCGCGTCAGGTCGTCGCCGTCGAGGCGGCGTCGCTGAACGAGGCCCTCGAGCTCGCCCGGTCGATGACCGGCGTCGTCGAGCTCGGCGGTCTGCTGGTGATCATCGACCTCGAGCCCCAGGTGTGCCTGGCCTTCTAGGCCAGGCTCGCCGCTATCGAAAGGAACCCCCTGATGAACGCTTCTGATCTCACTCGTCTCGCCGCTATCGCCGAGGATGTCGCCGCTGCTGACGGCGGCCTGCTCGCAGGCGTGCGGATCTCCGAGGCCGCCGACGGCTCGGGCCGCTCGATCGCCCTCGTCGACATGCAAGAGGCCGGGCTCGAGCAGCAGTACCGGATCTCGTCGCCGGCGCCGGCGACGTCGCCCTCCTGGGCGCGCGTCGAGTTTGGCGACTGGCGGCTCGAGGTGCGGGTCGGCAACTTCGGCGGCGAGTGGATGGAGCTCGAGCTCGAGCTGCCGTTCGAGCTCGAGGTCGAGGTGCAGTCGTGAGCCCGCTGTCGCGGGAGGAGCGGCTGGTACGGGCGGCGTCGAAGGCAACCGCCGCCCGCGAGGCGCTCGAACGCGAGATCCGCGAGGCGGCGGTCGCCGGCATGTCGCTCCGGCAGATCGCGCCGCTGGTCGGGCTCTCGCGCGAGTGGACGCGCCGGATCGCCTCCGGCACGGCCCGGAAGGAGGCGGCGTGAGCCCACGCTGGATCCGGCTCGAGGGCGGCCACTGCTCCTGCTCGCGCTGCGGCGAGCTCGTCTCGGTGTCCTGGCGGTACTTCGAGCGGCCGACGCTGTGGACGATCGCGCTATGCGAGCCGTGCGTCGAGCTCGAGCTCGGCTAGGATTGTCTGCTCTTGCGAAGTTGCAACCTTCGCAGGGGGAATCGGCGAGCCGCCTGCGGGCGGCTCGTCGTGCGTCTGCGGTCAGAACATGACGAGCTCGCCGGGCTCGCGCTCGCGCTGCGCGGCGAGCTGGTCGGCGCGGGCCTCGTAGGCGAGCACGCCGGCGACGGCGGCGTCGATCTTCTCCGGCGAGCCGGGCCTCGACTTCGTCAGCACGTAGCCGCCGCGCGTCTCGCGGATCTGCGCGTTGAGCGCATGGCGGGTCAGGCGCTCGTCGCCGGCGTGGATGACGGTGCCGGCCGTGAGGTCGGTACGGAAGCGCTCGACCGCGTCGCGCATCCTCGAGCGGTTCGTCCAGAAGCGGATGATGGCCTGGTCGCCGTAGTCGCGCGCCCACCGGTCGATCTCCGACTGCCAGAGCGGCGGGTCGAAGTAGCCGCGCTTGACCTTGTAGAGCTCCATCGCTGCGGCGACGGTCGCGTCGACCTCGTCGGTCGGTGTCTCCCACTCGTCGGCGCCCTCGGGCGCTTCCCACACGCCGATCGGCTGGAGCAGCCCGTCCTCCAGGCGGCAGGCGACGAGCGCGGTCGCGTCGCCGTAGCGGGCTCCGTCGAAGCCGAGCGCGATCTCGTCGCCGGGCTGGAGCTCGAGCTCGCGGGCGCCGGCGTGCCAGTCCTCGGCGTCGAGCCACCACGCTTCGGCGCCGACCCATAGGCCGCACGCGAAGCGCTGCCACTGCCAGGGGAGCATGCTCGGGCTGTCGTGCCGGCGCGCGAGCAGCTCGAGCGTCTGCCAGCTCGCCGGGTTGGCGCGCTTGACCTTGCGCATGTCGTCGACGTCGTCGTCGGCGTCGAGCGCCCACTCATGGAGCGCGTAGCTGCCGTCGCTCGAGCGGGCGTAGGTGTAGCGGCCCTTCCGCTTGAGCTGCGGCAGCCGCCGGGCGGCCGAGCGCATGATCCCGAGCGGCGACTGCTCGTTCTCGCCGGCGGCGCTGATCGCGAGCATGCGGCCGTCGCGCGGTCCGAGCCCGTCGCGGAAAATCCCGTAGAGCTCGGCGCTGCGGGCCCGGTGGAGCTCGTCGACGAGCGCGAGCGTCGGGATGACGCCGTCGGCGGTGTCGACGTCGGCGGCGAGCACGCGCACTCTGCCGGCGTCGCGCAGCGATCGGATCTCGCGGTAGCCGCGCTTCGGCACGACCCGCTCGCGCAGCTCCGGGGATCGGCGGACGAAGCCCGAGGCGGCGTCGTAGAGGATCGTCGCCTGGTCGCGCGATCGCGCTCCGATCACGCACTCGGCGTCGGGCTCGACGATCAGGTGGTAGAGCGCGAGCGCTGCGAGGAGCGTGGTCTTGCCGTTCTTCTTCGGCAGCAGGATGAGCGTCTCGACGGCGCCGTCGAAGTAGTCGCCAAGCATCGCCTTCTGGAACGGCTCGAGCTCGAGCGGGCCGCCCTGCTCGAGCGTCAGCGCCCGGCAGAAGCGCTCGAAGATCGCGAGCTCAGCTTTGCCGCTGCGCCCGTTTCCGCGCGAGCTCATCGACCTCGTCGAACAGTCCAGGTGGCGCGTCGGCCTCGGGCTCGTCGGCCTGCGGCTCGAGCGGCTCGTCTCTGCCGGCGAACGGCGGCCGCGGCAGGGTCCTGCCCCACCGCTCGGGGTAGCTGCGCTCGAGGAAGAACGCGGAGGCTCTCCAGTCGCCGTCGGCGGCCGCCTTCGCGACCCTGGCGACGTGCGAGGCCTCGCCGGTGGCTCGGGCCTCGTCGAGCTCGGCGCGCAGACGGGCGTAGGGCTCGTCGCGCTTGCGCCCGGAGAGGCCGCGGTGCAGCCACTCGCGGAGCGTGCGCGGGCTGATGCCGGCAGCTCGAGCTGCTGTCTCGTCGTAGTTGCCGGCCGCGAGCAGCGTCGCTAGGCGGCCGGCGATCTCGTCGGTCAGCATCGTCGGCCGGCCGAGCCGGCGGCTCTGATGGACGGCGCACAGGTCGCTGCCGGCCGCGGCCGGGTGCTTGCAGGGCGAGCCCTTCGCGGTCGTCGCGCTACACGGCGGCACGGGCCTTGCGCCTCCTCTCGAGCTCGGCGGCCTCGCCGGTGTGTCGCTGCCAGCGGTCGACGATCACGTCGCAGTAGCGCGGCTCGTACTCAACGAGGTAGGCCCGGCGTCCGAGGTTGTCCGCTGCGATCATCGTCGTCCCTGAGCCGCCGAACGGCTCGTAGACGAGCTCGCCGCGGCGGCTCGAATTCTGGACCATGTGCGCGACGAGCTCGACCGGCTTCGAGGTCGGGTGGAGCTCCGCGACCATCGGCCGGTCGGCGCGCACGACGTCGGTGTTCCGCGCGTTGCGGAGCCGCCGCACCAGCGCGAGCAGCTCGCGCTTCTCGAGCGTGCGGGGATCGACCTCGTCGTCGATCGTCGTCGGCTCGCCCATGCTGCCGTTCCAGCGGTGGCCGGCGCCCGGGCGCCAGCCGTAGAGGATCGGTTCGTGTTGCCAGTGGTAGTCCTGGCGGGTCAGCACGAAGACCTGCTTGACCCACACGAGCGTCTGATGGATGTCCCATCCGGCGTCGTCGACGGCGCGGCGGAAGACCGGGGCGCGGCCGTCGGGGTGGGCGACGTAGACGGCGCCGCCCTTGCGGGTGTGCTCGAGCGCGAGCCCGAGCGAGCCCTTGACGAGCTCGTAGAGGAGCTCGGGGTCGAGGTGGTCGCCGGCGAAGCTGGCGCCGGCGGTCGCTCCGACGCCGCCCTTGCCGTAGTAGCCCTGGCGCTTGCCGCCGCGGCGGTCGTGGTAGTCGACGCCGTAGGGCGGGTCGGTCCAGACCATCTCGGCGAGCTCGTCGCCGAAGAGCCGCGCGACGTCGTCGGCGTCGGTCGAGTCGCCGCAGATCAGCCGGTGGCCTCCGAGCTGCCAGAGGTCGCCGCGCTTCGCGGTCGGCTTCGCCGGCGGCGCCATCGGCTCGGTGTCGCGGGCGGCGTCCTCACCCGATCGGGCCAGGCTGTCGAGCAGCCGGTCGAGCTCGCCCGACGTCCAGCCAGTGCCGGCGAGATCCTGGATCGCCTGCAGCAGCTTCGCGAGCGCCTCGTCGTCGTAGCCGGCGCGGTCGTTCGCCCGGTTGTCGACCAGCACGATCCTGCGCGCCTGCTCGGCGTCGACGTCGACGAAGGTCGCGGCGATCTCCTGCCAGCCGAGCTCGCGCGCCGCCTGCCAGGTGTGGTTGCCGGCGAGCACCTCGTTCGTCGCTCGGCGGACGACGATCGGGCGGTACTGGCCGTTCGTCTCGAGCGACTCGCGGATCGTGGCGATGTCGCCGACGCGCGGGTTGCCCTTGTACGGTCGCAGGCTCTTGATCGGCACGGCGAGCTCGGCGAGCGAGTCGTGGATCCGTGTCACGGCTTGGCCTCGTCGTCGGGGTAGGCGAAGTCGACGTGCGCGTAGTTGCAGCGGGCGCAGTACCACAGCACGGCGTCGGCGCCGAGCTCGAGCCCGCCCGCCTCGAACCGGGCCAGCAGCTCCGTGTCGCGCGGGCTGTCGCCCGGCTCATGGTCGAGCCTGAACCGGGAGCGGAGAGTCATGCGGTGGCCGTCCGGGCAGTGCGGCGCGCTCGCGTCCCACTGCTCGATCGCGTGGCGCAGACCGACGAGCAGCCGCGCCTCGGGCGTGTCGTCGTCGGCGCTGACGCCGCCGTCCTCGAGCGCGTCGATCGCGTCGCGGAGCGTGCCGGCGAGCTCCTCGGCGGCTTCGTCCCAGGTCGTCATGCCGACCCTCCATCCCGAGCGGCGATCTCGGCAAGCGTCAGGCGCAGCCGGGCGCGGAGCTCGCCGACGTTCTCGGGCACGTTCGCCACGCCGTCGCACCACTCGGGCGGCGGGTCGTCGTCGTCGAGGCCCTCGAGGTCGACCAGCATCGCCTCGACCAGCGAAGCCGACTTCTCCCGCAGATCGGCGTCCGCCATCAGCGCGGCGCGGATCTCTGCCAGCCGGTCGTCGCCGGTCATGCGCCCTCGCAGCCGCGGCGGAACGTCTCGAGCTCCGGGTCGTACTGGTACCAGCAGACCAGCTCGTCGAGCGGCATCGTCTCCAGGCTGTCGGGCTCGAGGCCAGTCGGCCGCCCGCAGTGCCGGCACTGGCCGCCGTCGGCGAGCTGCTCGCAGAGCCGCAGCGCCGCCCGCGTCGGCTCGAGCGCCGCCGCCGCCTCATGCCGATCGTCCGGGTAGCTCGCGACCGCGATCCACACGACCGGCGGCTCATCGTCCGAGTAGCGGATCTGCACCGACGTCGCGCCGGTCCGTCGCACGAACGTGATCGCCGCCGTGAGCCGCGGCTCGTCGAGCCTCGGCGCGGTCATCCCTGCCCCATCGGGCCCTGCATCGGCACGATCCGAACGTCGAGCCCGATCGCCTTCGCGGTCGACGCCGCCTCCGTCACCAGGAACGCGACGATCGCCCGGGCGCGATCGCCGATGTCCTCGGGCAGGTCGGTGCCGGCCGCCGACGTGCACGCGTCGAGCTCGCCGGCGGGGACGTCGCTCGCGCTGAGCCCGATGTAGATGTAGTCGAGCCGTCCGCCGCCGGCGCCGAGCTCCTGCTCGGCGGCGTCCATCGCCGCGGCGCAGGCGCGCTCGACGAGGTTGCTCGGCTCAGTCGTCGGCGTCATGGCTGCAGGATCGGGTCGTCGGTGACCTCGCTCCAGTCGGAGCCGAGCCAGTGGATCCCCTGCGCGCCGGCCGCACACGTCTCGCGGTCGCGGCAGTAGCGCACGTTCTCGGTCACCTCGACGCCCTCGCGGCTCCGGTAGCGGCGGCTCAGCACCGTGATCGCGCTGTCGGGCCGCTCGTCCTCGCAAACGTGGCATGTCCAGGTCCGCTCGTCGATCATCTCGTCGTCCTCCTACTTTCCGCCGCCACGCGCGTGCGCGCGAGGCGACTTTTTTTCGCGGCCGCAGTCCCCATCGGGGTCTGTCGAATCGCGCGGGGGGGAGCCTCCCCCACCCGTGCGCGCGACGCGGTCGGCGATCGTTTTGGTCCCCTCGCACTCGTCGCAGAGCAGCTGCAGGTTGTCGAGGCCGCCGGGCCCGAGGTGGCCGGGCGCGCCGCCGGCGGCGAGCGGCACGCGGTGATCGACGGCGCCGGCGCCGCGTGGAACGGCGCGGCCGCAGCTCTCGCATCGGTGTCGTGCTCGAGCTCGAGCTGCTTGCTTGATCGCGACGCCTCGCGCGCCCTTGAGCCCGAGCTCCTGGCGGCGTTGCTGCGAGGACTGCCAGGGTTGCGGGGCATGGACGTGGCAGCGTCCTCCGCGTGCGGTCGTGCGATGGCAGCCGGGGACCGGGCAGGCGGCGGCGGCCCGGCTCACCGGTTCGACCCCTCCCCCCTGTCAGACCCCTCCCCCTGATCGACGGCGACCCCCCCTGGCTCAACGTCGGCGTCGGGCTCCTGCGCGCCCACCCCCCCTGCCTCGACGCCGGCGAAGGGTGCCGGCTTCGACCCCTCCCCCCGTATCCGCTCGAGCACGACGCGGTTCGACCAGGCGGCGCTCTCGATCGCGTGCACGATCGCCGGCGCGGTCGTCTCGACGACGAGCTCGACGTTGAGGTGGCTGGTGCCGGGGATCTCGACGATCCGCCAGCGCGTCTGCTCGGTCACTTGCGCCGGCGCCGGCGGCTGAGGATCGACGGCGGCCGGACGCGGCGGGTCCTCGTGACGCTGGCGACCTTGCCGCCGTGCCGCTTGCGCACGACGCTGCGGACCTTGCTCGGCGTTCCCATCGTGTGCCGCTGCGCGGCCCGGCTGAGCGCGTTGCGGTGCAGGCCGATCCGCTGGCGCTCGCTGATCCCGGCCTTGCGCGCTTGCGCCTTCGTCGGCACCGGGTACTTGCGCGACTTGCGGTAGACGAACGCTGAGTCGGGCAGGGCGTTCCGCTGCTTGGCGGTGAGCGCCACGCCCGGAGGTTAGCGCGCCGCCGCTTACGATTCGAGCGCGGGCCCTTAGCTGACCTCGGCACCGTGGCTCGGCGGGGCTCGCTGTCACGCGAGGTCGATCCAGTCCTGCACCATCAGCCCGACGCCGTAGACGGAGCTCCTGCCGGGCGTGTAGTAGCCCTCGTCCTTGTAGCGGCTGACCGGGTAGTAGGTCGCGCCCTCGCTGTCGCTCGCGTAGACGCCGATGCAGGTGCCGCCGACGCCAGCGCCGTCGTCGCCGTAGTCGGGCACCTGCCAGGGCATCTTGTTGCGGTAGAGCTCGAAGGCGAGCAGCACTTCGGCCGCGCCGATCCGGTCGCGCTGGTCGTCGCGGAGGCCGGCGAGCTGGCCGACCATCCGACGGGCGCCCCCGTTGTAGGCGTTGTCGAACTCGGGCTCCGTCTCGCACTGGCCCCAGGCGGGCCCGTCGAGGTCGAGCTCGTCGACCATCTGGCAGGCGACGTCGTAGCCGGTGCCGACGCCGGCGACGAAGCCCGAGGGCACGCGGCAGTCGCACCACGCCTCGACGGTGCCGAAGCGCTCGCGCAGCTTCGCGATCACGTCGGGCGTGTAGTAATTCGTCTCGCCCTGGTCGCGGTAGCCGCGGTCGGCGCTGCAGACGGGCACCATCCAGGGCGGCGCGTTCAGGCAGTCGAGCGGCGCCTGCGCCAGGAAGATCCGGGCCTGCGCCGGGACGAGGTAGTCGAAGTCGGAGCCGCCCGAGGCGCCGGTGTCGTGGTCGTCCTTGAGGATCTGCTCGGTCCGCTGGTGCTTGTCGATCGCCTTCCACTGATCGACCGGGACGCCGGCGAGCGCCTGGTTCATGTCGGGCCACCTGCCGTCCTTGCCTTTGACGAGCAGCGTGCCGGCGGGGTCGAGGTCGCGCTGCCGGTTGTGGAACGCGACGATCCCGTCCTGCGATCCGATCTTGCTCATCGGTGTCCTCCGATCTCGTAGAGGGTCAGCTCGAGCCCGGGCGTCCCGTAGCACTTGACCGCTTCGTGCTCGGCGATCTGCGAGTCGTCCTGGTAGGCGATGCCGGCGAGCGCGTCGGCGACGGCGCGCACCAGCTTGTCGAGGTCCGGGCGGGTCGCGACCCACGTCGGCGCGCTCGCCTTGACCTTGCCGGCGTTGCGGCCGGTGCCGTAGTGGTGCTTCGGCCGCGGGAAGCGGAACGTCGCCTCGAGCAGCAGCGGCCCGGCCAGGAGCTCGTCGCCGTCCATCGCGTCGATCGCGGCCGCCGCGACGGCGTTCCGCCACGGCTCGGTCGCGCGGTTGTCCTCTCGTGTCCAGGTGCGGCCGCCTCCGGTCGCGATCGTCTTGGAGCCCTGCGGCGCCGGCGTGCCGGCGATCTCGACCCGCACGAAGCGGCGGCCGTCCTCGAAGCGCCCGGTGCTCACCGGCGTCGGCTCCGCTTGCGGTGCTCGGGCCCGTTCGGGCAGGTGGCGAAGTGCGAGATGTGCAGCGGCTCGTCGGCGTTGCGGGCCTGCTCGAGGTCGGCGCGGCTGAGCGCGACGACGAGGTCGTCGTACATGCGCAGGTTCCCTCGGGCGCTCGGCTCGAGGTCGACGGGCATCGTGCTGCCGCGCGTCGTCCTGCAGAAGACGATCGGCGCTCCGCAGGAGCGGCAGGTCGTCGGGGTCATGGCTGTCGTCCTCTCCGGTCGAGGGTGCGTTCGATCGCGCGGACGTGGTCGCGGATCGGGACGTCGCGGGAACGCCACCGGCAGGCGGCGAGCAGGCGCCGGCGCCGGCGGGTCACCATGCGAGCGCCTCGTCGTCGTCGACGAGCTCGGCGCGGAGCTGCTCGAGCTGGCCGCGCTCGGCGGCGCTGAGGTCGAAGCGGTCGAGCTCGGCGCGGAAGGCGCCGAGGTCGTACTGCCAGGCCTCGTTGCGGACCTTGGCGAGGGCGCGGTCGTAGTCGCTCGCCGTCGTCCGGCGCCTGGCGCTCTCGCGGATGCTGCTGCCGGCGGCGCGTGGGTTCGAGCCGCAGCCGGGGCAGCGGTAGCCGGGACGGACGCGCTCACCGCAGACCAGGCAGGGCGTCGTCGCGGTGCCGTCTCGGGCGTCCCCCGCGCTCGTCGCGGGGGTAAGGGGGTCCTTCTCTATCTTGGTCCCGCGCGCGCGCGCGAGGGTGTCCGTAGCCATGTCCGCAAGCGAACCCTGTGCTGATGCGGGTTCGCCTGGGGACACGGGTGCAGCGGTGTCCTCAGTTGCTGGGGACACAGACCCCCTGTGGAAAGTCCTCAGGGTGTCCCCAGTTCGCACCGTGAAAGTGGCGACGCGGGCGTGGTCGTCGTAGTCGATCAGGCCGGCGTCGCGCAGCGAGCGCAGCGCCCGGCCGACCGTCTTGGTGCTGAGATCGGTGACGTCGGCGAGCGCGCCGTGCG